TCTCGTAACCAGTTTAAATGGTGAGCTAAGTCTTGGCCTTGCACCTCGTAGTAATCTATAACTCTTATCTCTTTGCCTATAAACTGAACCACCCAGAATACAAAATTGTCAGCCCTTGCACCTGTGCCGCCAATATCAGCGAATAACCTAGTGGTTATCAAAGGATCTGGCCCTACCTTCGATATCCTTCCTTCCTTCCTGGCTGTGGATAAGTGCTTAGCAAAATACGCCCCCTTTGTTACCTGGACGTATTCACCACCCCAAACATGAGGATAATCATCTGGCTCATTCTCTTCTGAGTAGATCCGTTCTGACTCTGATTTCTTGGTAAAGAATGGGTTAGTATCGTAGCCGCATTCGACCACAATGGAGTTATCTGGTGGGTTGACCCTTAACCAATGATTAACAGGGTCTAGTTTTCGGCGGGGATTCCATGAAGCCCATATCTCTGAACCTTCAGCCCGGATAGTTGGCCTAAGCATACGTAGAGAATTGGTAGACATTGTCTGACCTTCCTCTATCCATGCCCTCATGAAGCCCTCAAGGGATTTTATAGACTCAGCTGTGTGATCCTGCATTCCCTGGAAGGTTATGATCCCATCGCCGGGTGTCTGGATCTCACTAGCAAATATCTTAAAGCCGTCCTTTTCCCCTAGTCTAAAGTCAGATAGCTTTTGCTCTATTAGTCGTTTGGCTGAATGCTTAAGGCTTTTCTGTATTTCTCTGATACAGACTGATGCTAGACCAGGAAGTGCAATGGAATCTTCTATCAGCTGTTCTGCAAAGAAGTGACTCTTACCGCTAGCCCGGCCACCATAGGCGCCTTTATTATCTGCAGGCTCTAGCAATGGTTGGAATACTCTAGCTACTGGCCGATCCAGAATGCTCAATCTTAGCCCTCATCTAACGGCTTTGGATCTACTATGATTCTTCGCACTTCAGTTATTGCCACTGGATTGTCATCTTGACCGCCCACATTAACGTCACGCCTGTCTTTCCAGTTTTTATTATCTCTATTGCTGAGGTAGTATTTTTGAGCAGTTATATCACCATCGGTGGCTTTCTTAAATAGAGCATTAGTGACTTGAGCTATGCCCTTATCTCTGCCAGCACTTATTGCATCTGAAAAGTCTGGATAGTTTGCCTGCTTATCGAACACTGTGCATCTACTCATCCCTAACACTGAAGCTATCTGCTCCATTGTAAGCCCTTGAGCAGCCAAGCTTTCTGCTCGCTTACACATTTCTGGTGTTATCTCTATTTGAGGCCTACCCATAGTCATTATGCTGCATCCTCAAAGTTTTTACCGCTCGACTCTAGTATGGCTGTCTTGCCTGTGTATTGCATCCATCTTATAACTGCAATATCGCAATATTCTGGTGCTAGTTCCATACCGTGAAACACATAGCCTTCATTCTCACAATTGATAATCTGTGTTCCTGATCCTGTAAATGGTTCATAGCATATGTCACCACGTTTAGCCCAGGGGTTAGATAGCTCTCTACATAGCTCAACTGGGAATGGTGCTGGATGCCCACCTGCTTTAGCTATCGATAACTGCCTGTTTACTCTAATTACTGAATCTCTTACTTTAGTGGCTTGTATTGGCTTTCCTGCTCCTGATCTTTTTTTAACTTCTCCATTAATTCCGCGCTGTCCTTTGCTTGATGTCTTTTTGCCAGCAAGTTTTGATTTAGCTGTTTTCATTGCGCTTTTATTTTCTTTACAGAAGTGAAAGATTAGCTCGAAACTAGGCGCTAGTCTGCCGTTATGCTCTCCCATCATTCCCGCGCCTTGGTCCCATACATACATGCCAAACCTAAGCCATCCATAGTCTCTCATGTAATCCATCCACTTTGACCAGTATGGTTGCCACTCTTTGTCTGAGTGTATTAGGCCTAAGTTAACTAATACTTGTGCGCCTTCTTTTACCGGAAGAATTGAATATACACCATCCATCATTTCATCCCAATCCACGATAGCTTTCTTGTACTCTCTTTGCTGACCATACGGTGGACTAGTGAAGCAGAAATCGGCCTTCTGTCCGTCCATCAGCTCATCGACAGCGTCAATACTGGTACTGTCGCCACACATTAGCCTGTGATCACCTAGTATCCATATATCTCCAGGCTTAGTTATAGGCTCATCTGGTGCCTCTGGTACAGAGTCCTCATCTGTTAAGCCTTCAGCTTTCTCATCTAGTAAGCCGCTTATGAAATCATCATCAAACCCTAATAGGTCAATATTGAAATCGTTTAGCTTTAAATCATTTAACTCTGATTTAAGTATATCTAAATCCCATCCAGCATTTAGAGCTAACTGATTATCAGCAATAATTAAAGCTTTTATCTGATCATTAGTTAAGTCGTCTAATTCTATGCATGGAACTGTGTCCATCCCTAGCTTTTTGGCAGCCATCAGCCTACCATGACCAGCTATAAGCTTATTACCTTTAGATATTAAAATGGGGTTTGTCCATCCAAACTCCTCTATTGATGCGCAGATCTGTGACACTTGGCTGCTGTCATGTGTCCTTGAATTTCCATCGTATGGAATAAGATTATTTACGCCAATGTAAGATATGTTATTCATAGTAAGTTGTTGATCTGGTTACAGGCTAATAACCTATAGCCATTGTAAGATAATTGTAAGGTTAGCCGTAAGGTTAGCCGTAAGTTTTGCTATTTCCTATCATACAGTATAGCTAAGGGGTTACCCGTGATGTTATCCGGGAACTTAGCCGGGAACTTAGCGGGGGACCACTCCCCCGGTTTTTCCATTTTCATCTCTTTGGCTAGCTCTCTGACCTTATCCCAATCCAAGGGGTAAGTGGCTTTTGGTTCATTGCAATGAGGGCAGCGTTCAATCTTCATATCAATGCAGCCAGTGGGAATGGTTATCTATTTCGTCAGCTATCTTGTTTAGTAAATAATCCTGCATCTCTGCCTTATCAGATACTGAGCATACTCTGGATAATTCTTCGCCAGTTGGTTCGTGTGACACCTTAATGCTGATAGTGTCTGAATCTATGTAATCTATCTCTACGTCTACAGTGGTTGCTGATTTCATTTAATCACCAAACTAGTCATTAACCAGTGCCGCTTGAGTCTTTCTAGCTGCTGATATGCACATATTTAGCTCTCTGCGCTTTGACTTAATTTCAGCTGATGCCAGCGTTAAATCTGATCCATAGTCGTGCCAGCATATTGATGGGTCTTCTGACTCGCAATGACATTGTACAGTTATCCCCGTTGGAGTGTGTTCAATACTTACTAATAGAGAATAATCTTTCAATTCCTATACTACTACACCTGCTCGGGACTAGTCGCCGATTGCTTCCGATAATAATGATTGTAGTATATCCAATTCAGATTGAAGTGCGCTTATACGCTCCGGCTTGTTTCCTTTTTTGGCAATACTGTATTTTAATCGTTCTATTCGACCTTTAGCCCGCTCAATTGATATAGGAGCCGGTCCTTTAGTAATATGTACACCCGGTGTGCTAGTACTCATGTTAGTGTTCCTATTCCGTTTGCATGCATTTCAACTGTTAATGTGTTACCTGATGTAACCGATACATCTGCAGGACTATTATCTAATAAACTGTGACATACGATTTCATCCGGTATAGTTGTCGTATCTACAATAGCCGCAAATCTAGCCGTTAACGTGGCACTGGGTGTAAACGCACCCGCATCACTATCAAACGTAACTGTACTGGTAGATCGTGTCCACGTAGCAGTTAAGACATCGGCGGCATAGCCGGATACCGCAACCTCATTGGTCGCTGTGGTCGCATCACCCACACTGGTTGTAGCAATATTCGATGTAGATAAATACAATCTCATCTCAAATATATCACCGTCCATATCAATGGTGTTATCACCTTGATATTCCTTAAATCGGTCATGAAATACCCATGCATCTGCTGCCATTTTCTATTGCTCCGTCCAAATTGATGAATCATTAGTCTGATCCACCCAAATTGATGAATCATTAGTCTGATCCACCCAAATTGATGAATCATTAGTCTGAATTGTCCAAGCCTCACCACCAGTGGCAGTAATACCAGGAACCAGTCCTGTAAAACTATAACTTCCGACTGGTACGGTAGTTG